ACAAGCGTAGCCTCATCTACTTACGTTCCTTATACGGGGGCAAGTTCAAATGTTAACTTAGGCACTAGGTCAATTGAAGCATCCTCTTTTATTAGAAGGTTTGGAACTAATTCAGAATTTTTAAAAGCGGATGGCTCTGTAGATTCTACAAGTTATCAGCCTATTTTAACTAATCCAGTTACTGGAACGGGTACAAGCGGAATAGTAGCCAAATTTAATGGCACTTCTACTATTACTGATTCTATTATTTACGATAACGGAACTAGAGTTTCAATAGGTGCAGATGTAACGACTTCAAATAAGTTTACTGCGGTTGCTTCTACGACTAGCTCTTATGCGGTAGTAGCTCAAGCATCGGGTTCAGCTAATGGTTTTTGGGCTACTCTTTCGGGTAGTGGCGAAATTTTTAGAGGTCAAACTAGCGGAGGCAGTTATTTTATTATTAATAACGGAGGTAATGCTTTTTTAAATGGTAATTTAAACGTAGGCGATTTTGCTTCTACTTCTTATAAATTAAACGTAGTAGGAACTGCTAATTTTACGGGAGCTTTAAGCGGTACTAGTGCTAGCTTTTCGAGTAGTGTTACGGCAACTCAAGCCTTTTTAAGTGGTACTTCAAGTATTACTAGCAATGACCAAGGAGTAGTTAGATTTAAAATGGTTAATACTGGTGGAGCGACTGCTAGTGGATATGCTTTAGTAGCTGGTGTAGCAAATGAATCTCAAGATGGATTTTCAATTTATGACTATACAAATTCAAAAACTAGAATAACACTTACTTCCGCTGGCAACGTAGGCATCGGAACGACTTCGCCGACAGATTATTCAGGATATACTACTTTACATCTAAATGGTAAAAGTGGAGCAAATGGAGGTGTTTTAAGATTAAGTGCTTACGATTCTACTTCTAGTGCTAATATATACGCTGGAGGTAGTGCCTTAAATATAAACACAACTACCGCAGTACCTATTAAATTTCTTACAAGAGATACCGTAAGAATGCAAATTCTAGATAGTGGGGCAATTATTGGAGGGCATCAATTAGGGAATCAATACTCTATGACATCTGGAGGTGGTACTGGTACTGCAATAGTAGACACTGGAATTACTTATAATAGTGGAGATTATGGTGGATATGGTAGAGGGGTTACTTATCAAGTCGTATTCAATGGCAATCCAAATGGAAATGGCTCAGCAGCATATTTTGCTCAATATATGGGTATTATAATAATATATACTGGATGGAGTGGCTCAGCAGTTACAACTTATATACAATATACTCAATTAGCTGGCGGTAGTAATATAGGAGCTTTAACTTTAACTCCAGTATTTTGGAATGGTTCAACTGAAAGCTCATCAATAGGAGTATATACTACTGGAGCTCAAATACGCTTAAAAATATCAGGATATAATTCAGCTGTAACTGGACAAGACCAATCAGTTTATTTAACAAGAATATCATAAAATAATAAATAATAATATGGAATTTAACTGGATAATTTCACAATTAGACTCAATTCCTACACTCGATGGAATGGACAAAGTAATTAATGTAATTCATTATAGAGCGGAGAAGCAAAATGAAAATTATATTGCAAGCACTTATGGCTCATTAATGGTAGATGCACCACACGAAGCTAGCTTCATACCTTACGATGAAGTTACTAAAGAAATGGTCGAGTCTTGGCTTGAAAAAGGTTTGGATTGTGAAGCAATCGAAGCGAATTTAGATGCACAGATTGAAAACTTTTTGAATCCTCCTATTGTAGCTTATCCATTGCCGTGGGGTAATTAGAAACAAAAAATTACAAATTGCGTTTATAGTGAAACAAACAACAAAATAATGAAAATCGATTTAAACTTTAACTTAGTAGACTTAGATGGTAAGTCTATTGAAAACGCAAACGCTGGTAAGCTAGTTGCTAGTGCATTAGTTCAACAATCTAAAGGCGATGCCTTGAAGTTTTGGGATTGGGCGGTAGCTCTTAACAAAGGAGAAGGCTTAGACTTAGATTCTAGCGACCAAGAAACTTTTAAAAACTTTGTAAAGGATAACGAAAATTTCGCTATCATCGCAAAGGCTCAAATTTTACACAAACTTAAAAAAGATTAGCAGTGATTAACTCCCTTCCCGATTGGTTTACAAATATTCTTACGGCTACTATTGCATCACTTGCAACTTATTTTAGCACACGCAAAAAAGAGAACGTAGACATACAAGGAGGGGAGTTGTCTAATACACAAGAAGCGATTAAAATCTGGCGGGAAATGGCTCAAGAAATGACCGATAAGGTTAAAGAATTAAGTGAAAAGATTGACCATCTAACCGCCGAAGTTCATAGCTTAAAAAGCGAAAACTCATCGCTTAAATCCAAACTAAATCTTTTAGATGAAAATATCGAAGTTAAGCCAAAAAGGACTAGAGCTAATAAAACAGTTTGAGAGTTTAAAGCTTAAACCTTATCTATGTCCCGCTTCTATTCCAACAATCGGATACGGAAACACATATTACCCTGACGGACAAAAAGTTAAATTAACAGACCTAGCTATTACTCAAGAAAAAGCTGAAGAACTTCTAAAATTCTTATTAGTATCCTATGAAAAAGCGGTTGATTCATTTTGCCGTGACGATATATCTCAAGGTAATTTCGATGCCCTCACTTCTTTTTCTTATAATCTAGGGGCAAAAGCTTTACAAGGTTCTACTCTAATCAAGAAAGTAAACGCTAATCCTAAAGATGTTACAATAGCGGATGAGTTCCTTAAATGGAACAAAGCTAATGGACGAGTATTAGCCGGACTTACTAGACGTAGACAAGCGGAAGCAAACCTTTACTTCTCATAATATGCGAAAATTACTTATTCTTTTGGCTTGTGTTGCGTTTGTATCATGCAAGCCTAGTAAATCTATTACCGAGTATAAAGAACTCGTTAGAATCGATACAATACAAAGCGTGAAAATAGTAGAAAAGTATAAGGCTATTCACGATACTTTAACCATCGTAAACCCTTGCGATTCTAGTGGTCTTCTAAGCAACTTTTATAGCAAATTAGTATTACCACAAGGCAAGGTTATTATTCGTTCGGTAGGTGGCAATATTCAAGCTCAAATCGATATAGACTCAATGAGAAACGAGATAGAAAATAACTATCGTAACTCAAAGGTTAAATGGATTGAGTATAGAGACAAAGAAGTTATTAAATACCGAGTTCCTACTTGGGTGGTTGTTCTATTATTAATAGAGTTTCTAGCTTTAGTAGCTTGGATATACCTTAAATTTGGACTAAATGCAATCAAATAGCGAATTAGCTAAAGTGATTAAAGAACACTTTTACAGCACTAATATGACTCGTGCTGACTTTGAGCGTGAGAATTGGGAAAACTACGGCTACAAAGACGTAATTAACTTTCACAAAGCTCTTACTCGGATGAATATTTCGGTCTTAAAAAGGTCTGAGTATTGGAAACAAACTAGACCAGCTACCAAAATTGAATCCTTTAATCTTGACGAGTTAGATAATTTTGGGTTTGAAGAAAGTCTAGGCAAAGAATATACAAGCTTTAGGATTACAGAAGACTTTAAAAAGGTTGGTATCCTATCAGATATACATGTACCTTATCATTCTTTACAGGCTTTGACTTGTGCTATTAAGCATCTAAAAGAAGAAAAAATTGACTGCTTAATTTTAAACGGGGACGTGTTCGATTTTTATTCTATAAGCCGTCACGAGAAAGAGAAAGACTTGAGGGACTTCCCTAGAGAGATTGAAATGGCTCGTAACTTCTTACAAAAAATTAGAGATTTATTCCCGCTTATTCCTATCTATTATAAGATGGGTAACCACGAGAATCGCTGGCAAAGATATTTAAACGAGCAAGCTGAAGAGTTTAGTCAATTACACGAGATGCAATTCGAGCAATTCTTTAGACTAGATAAGCTAAACATTATTTACGTTCCTGATTGGCAAGGCATAGAGTTATGTGATTTGCTTGTGCTCCATGGACATGAGCTTATGGCTGGGGGCATGAACCCTTCGCAATCTACGTTTAATAAAACGTTTTGTAATACGATTATAGGTCACGTGCATAGAACGACTAGTACGATTAAAAAGAATGGGTTTAAGGAGTTTATACATACTTACTCAACTGGTTGTCTTACTCAATTAAGCCCTAAATATTACCCTTTTGCACAACACACTAATGGTTTTGCCTTAGTAGAAATAGAAAATGGCAAAACAAAAGTCCATAACATTATGAT